AGATGATAGAGGTAATAAGTATTCTCTTACCTCCGAGAGAATTATAGAAAAACTTTCTAGTGGCGAGTTAGAGATTGTAAGAGAGGTGAAGTAATGAGTAATATAGTCTCAGCCATGATGGATGGCTCAGTGATAGGTAGTGAGCTAGCCAAGCTGTTTGGACTTCATACTAGATACTTTTCAAACCTAAAAGATTCAGAGAATGTGAACAAAGATATAAAGATTATGAGGTTTAAACATGTTCTTCTTGTAGATGTTCCTTATGAAGCCAAAGAATATATAAAAGACTATACCGCAATACCATTGTCTATTAACGATGATGAGTCAGAGTATGATTATGTTCTTCCTATAACTAATAAAATAAAAATAGGATTTTGGAAATGAGTAGAAGATTATGTAATTATCATGGTATGTGGACTAAGGATAAAGGGCAGACATCATGTCCCCAGTGTAAGAGTGTATCGAATAGAGAATATGATAAGAACTATAGGAACCAAGAGGCTGATAGGTTTTATCATAGTCGTGATTGGAAAGATGCAAGAGAAAGGGTAAGGATAAGAGACTGTGGGTTGTGTCAGCAGTGCAAACGCGATGGCGTGATCACTCAGTCTGATGTAGTAGACCACATCGTAGAGATAGTAGATGGTGGAGATAAATTATCTAAAAATAATTTAGAATGTTTGTGCCATTCCTGTCACAATAGAAAAACATCTTCAAGTAAAACTCATAGGGGAGGGGTGGTTAAATCTCTACAGTCTAATGGACTAAACACCGAAGCCCCTTCTATACTTTTACGAAAACCGTTTGATGGGGGTACCCCTTGAATTCTGTAACAGAATTAGATATTGAAAATGCTAAGTTTGATTATGAAACTAAACCAATGTCATTAAGAAAGCTTGCTGACACGTATGGAGGTTATCCTGTATTTTGGCAAAGAAAAATCGAAAAAGGAGAATGGGTTAAATATAAGCCTGCAGTGAAAAAAGCCAATAACAACACTGTAACACTCTCCAAATTCGATGGCATCCTTAGTACTGTTGCAGTTAGGAAGGTAAAGGAGATAGTAGAAGAACTTGGTGCTCACTATAATAAAATTGATGAGCCCATGATTGTTGTGTATGCCAAGAGTTATGAATATTTTATCAAGCTATCTAGACATGTTGATGAAGATGGCATAAGTCTCATAAGCCCAAAGACAGGATCTCTTTACAATAATCCAAATTTTAATGCATGGCTTGCAGTAGGTAAAAACATTGCTAGTATTGGCGAGAAGATAGGAATCACAGTTGCTGCAAGAAAAAAAATAGGCATACAACTAGGAGCTGATGATAAGACAGACAGTTTATTCGATTTTGTGGACAGTATGAAAGAAGAGAAACTTGTTATATAAGCCATACTACGAAAAAACATTTGAGAGACATAGAAAGGATCTCGTGGATGTCGAAACTGGTATGAAACCACATCTGAGATATAACGAAAAAATGGCCATGGTCTACATAAAGATCATCCAGACATTTAGGCACTACAAGGGTACTAAAGCACGCAATAAAGAGTTGTTTATACTAGAAGAGTGGCAAAAAAAAGCAGTTGCCATATGGGCAGGGTGGGAACGTCTGAACGCAGATGGCAAGTGGGTTCGCAGGTTTGGTGAGTCCTTTTGGGAACTGCCTAAGAAGAATGGTAAAACCATACTTGGGTCAGGTCTGGCCATAACAGATACTATAGTTCGTGGTGAACCAGGTGGCGAAGTATATGCCTTTGCAACTGTAAAAAAACAAGCTGAGATAGCTTGGGTAGGCTTTGAACAGCTTTTCAAAAAACATCAAGAGTTGAAAGGCTATATTGATGTTGCGTATTCGACTATCACATTCTCAAAGAACAATACTACTTTCAATATGCTTGGAAGAGACAGTGACAACGTAGAAGGGACTAACCCTACCTTTGCACTGTCTGATGAGAGACACCTGCAGAAAGATAACTCTGTAAGAGACAATGTTCAGACGGCTATGATTGCAAGAGAACAACCTCACCTAATGCATATTACTACCTCCGGTAAGAATATAGAGTCACCATGTTATCAAGATTATCTACATGCTAAGAAGGTACTTGATGGAGTGATAGAAGATGATGGCTTATTTGCATTTATCGCTGAAGCACCACCTAAACCAGATGATGAGTCAGACGATTGGTATCTGCAAGAAGAAGTTTGGATAGCTGCTAATCCTAACTATGGGATATCGGTCACTAAAGATGGGATGATGAAAGCGGCAGAGAAAGCAAAGAAGTCACCATCTGACATGGCAGACTTTTTAACAAAACACTTGAACGTGTGGCGTGGGGTTGGTGATGGGTTTATCTCTATCGATGAATGGAATGCCTGTAGGGTAGATAAGTTGGATTTATCCGGGCGCAAGATTGTTGGGTTGGATCTATCTTTTTCCGATGACTTCTCGGGTAAAGTAGATATCTATAAAAATGGAAAGTACTTAGATATTGTTCCTCGTGCATACATTCCGAAAGATAATATTGCAGATAAAGACAGAGAACTTAGAGTGCCTATCTTTGATTGGGTTGAAAAAGGTTTGATGACAGCAACTGAAGGTAAAACCATAGATCAAGAGTATATCTATGATGATATAGAGGCAGAATTAGACAATACTGACTTCATAGGCTATGACCCTACTTATGCAAAGTGGATTATAAACCGCATAGAACATGCAGCAGGGTTTGAAAACACGGTGATGGTAAGACAGACTACCTGGGGGCTTACTTTGGCAACAAATTTCTTGCGAGATCTTGTTAGAGAGAAACGCATACGCCATATAGGGGACCCAGTAATGGATTGGCATATGAGCAACATGACTATTACACGAGATAATCAGGGGAATATTAAGCCAGATAGGTCTAAGGGGTGGCAAAAGATAGATTTAGTTGCTGCACTCATAAATGGTCTTGCCTGTATCGCTACAGGAGAGCCAACAAATCATGAAGAGTCCATCTATGAACAGACGGGCATACGGGATTTAGATTAAAATTTGTAACTTTTTATAACAAATACTGCGAAACTTACCGTGGTAAGTCGGATATCGATAATATTCAGAATAAACATTCTATTTTGGAGATCAGAAAATGACATCAGAACTTACTAAACTTTTATCATTTTATGTAATAGTAACTTTTTTTCTGTTCATTATGTCTCTTTCCATTCTACAATTTCCATATATTACAGATATTCAAAGATTAGAATACTTTCATCTGTCAAATTCTGTTCTATTATTTTGCATTCCTTCTTTTATCTTGATATCAGTTTTTAGGTTAGCGACCGATGAATTTAAATAATCTTTTTACATCTAGAACCACAACTGTCACACAGCCACAGGCGGTGACATCTCATGGCATACTTGGTTCATTGTTTGGAAATAAGTCTAAAGCAGGCGTGAATGTGACACTGACAACTGCAGAAGCTCACACAACAGTGATGAGTTGTTACCGCGTTCTTAGTGAAAGTATCGCGAGTATGCCTATACACTTGATGAAACGTGAAGAAAAGAAAGGGGTGTTTTATAAAAATAAAGATTACAAAAATCCTCTTTATAGACTACTTAACCTACAGCCACATGAAGAGATGACACAATTTAGCTGGATTGAAGCTCTTATGATGAACCTTGTGTCTCGTGGTAATGCATATTCACAAATCATAAGAAATAAGCGTGATGAGATTATAGGTTTTTATCCATTACTGACCGACAGTATGGAAATAGTGCGCTCTAATAGTGGAATGATAGGCTATGTTTACAGTTCTGAAAAACTTGGCAAAGTTTGGTTAGATAAAAAAGAAATAATCCATGTCGTTGGGATGAGTTTAGACGGTATTCATGGTATGTCACCAATCGCTTATAGTGCCAATTCCATAGGTTTATCGATTGCACTTGAAGAGTTCGGGTCTAACTTTTTTGAAAATGGTGCGAACCCTGGTGCTGTTTATGAAATGAAAGAGGGTCAATTAAGTGAGATAGCATTTAACAGACTCAGAGCATCTCTGAAAGAGAAATATGAGTCTTTAAAAAACTCAGGTAAACCAATGTTGCTTGAAGAGGGACTTACTTTCAAGCAGATAGGTGTATCTAACAACGACTCTCAGTTTTTAGAATCTCGTAAGTTCCAAAAATCTGAGATTGCTTCTATCTTTAGAATCCCACCACACATGATCAATGATCTTGAAAATGCAACATTTACCAACATCGAACATCAGTACCTGGCATTTTCTACAGATGCTCTTACTCCATACGTGCATCGTTTTGAGCAGGCATTAAATATCGCACTCTTTGAGGCAGAAACAGATCACTACGTATCGTTCAATATGGATGCCATGCTTCGTGGTGATACAAAGAATAGGTATGAGGCAAACGGTACAGCCATTAGAGATGGTTGGAAAACAAGAAATGAAGTAAGAAAACAAGAAGGGCTAAACCCTATTGATGGTTTAGATGATCCAATTATGCCACTAAATATGACAGAAGGAGGAAACAGTGAAGAAAAATAAAGCACAGATAATCGCACGGATGAATGAGGTAGGTGTCTCTAAACGAGTATGTTTAGGCGTTTGTCCTATGAAACGTCAAGGTTCTGTGGCTGACATTGACAAAGAGGCACGCTCTATACCGTTCACTTTGATCAGTGATGACAATGCAGGTGAGAGATTCGATTGGTGGGAGGGTGAAGTCTATATCGAAGAACTTGATGTACAAGGTGCAAACTACCAGGGACTTCGAACATTTTTCACAGATCATAGACCAAGTGTTGACAATGCCATAGGCAAGGTTGAGAATATACGCATAGATGACTCTGCCTTGAAAGCAGATGTCATTTTTGGGTCCAGTGGTAGAGGTGAAGAGGTATTTCAAAAATACGTTGACGGCATACTCACTGATGTTAGTATCGGATATAGAGTAAATGATGTCGTTGTTACTTCAAAACAAGACGAACCAGACCATATTATGGTGACAGATTTTGACATATTAGAACTCTCAGCCGTATGGAAAGGGTTTGACAGCGGTGCGAATGTAGGTCGCCAAGCAGAGGATGTGCCAACTACTCCAAAGATGGACAGTAGAAACACTGATACTTTAAAAAGACAACTTGAACTAAAGGAGAAATTGTCATGAACGAACACTTAAAAAAATTATTGGCTCAGCGTAAAGTAAAAGCTGAAGCTATGAAAGCACTACTTGCTACAGCTGAAGCTGATGAGCATAGATCACTTTCAGAAGATGAAGCTACACAATACGATGCAATGAATGTAGAGCTAGATACTATTAATTCAGATATCAAAAGAACTGAAACGCAGATCAAAATCGATAAAGAACTTGATGAACCACAAAGAGGTGCTTTATCTGGAAATAACACAGATAGTAAGGATAATCCGTCAGACATCCCAGTAGATGTTAAAAGATACTCTCTTTTAAGAGCAGTTGCTGCACAGGTTTCCGGTAATTGGGATGATGCAGAGTATGAGAGAGAATGTTCTATCGCGATCGCAGATAATCTTGGACGTGAAGCAAAAGGTATTTTTGTACCTTATGAAGTACAAAGATCCGTTATGGCAACGGGTGCTGGTGCAGGGTTTACAGATGCAAGCGCCTTGGTTGGTACTGGTCATATGGATAACCTTTTCATCGAATCTCTTCAGGCTGATTCTTTAGTTATCGCAAATGGTGGGCAGGTACTTACTGGTCTTGTAGGAGATATCGATATCCCTAGAGCATTAGGCGGTGTATCTTTCACGTGGGTAGATGAAGATGGTGATGCTACAGACTCAAATGTAAACCTTGACAGCATCCGTATGTCTCCTAAGACTATTATCGGTGCAGTACCTATCACTAGAAGACTTCTTAAACAGTCATCTCCTGCAGTTGAGTCACTGATCCAAAACGATATCCGCATGGGTGTGGCACTTGCTATCGATACAGTTGTGCTTACTGGTGATGGTCTAGCTGGTAAACCAACAGGGATTACGAGTACTACAGGCGTGGCAACACAAGTTATCGCAGATACTACTAATAAAGTCCCTACTTTTGAAGAAGCAGTTGGTTTTGAAACTGAGCTTGCAGGGGCAAATGCCCTAAGAGGTAATCTCGCATATGTGACTACGCCACTCATTGCAGGTAAAACAAAAACTACAAAACTTGATGAAGGTTCCGGGATCATGCTTAACGTAGATGGAAAAATGAACGGTTACAGTGTAATCGGAACAACTTTGATGCCAGTAGGTAAAACTATCTTTGGTAACTTCTCGGATATCGTTATCGGTATGTGGGGTGTGATGGACATCGTTGTAGATACTGCAGCGAAAGCATCAAGCGGGGGGATCGTTCTTAGAGTGTTTCAAGACATCGACGTAGCAGTACGTCATCCTCAATCATTCTGTATCACTGCGTAAGGAGTAGGTTATGAAAGTTAAAGTTTTAAAGGCTTGTATTATCAATGGAAAACCACACAAACCAAGCAAGAAGGAAATCACTGTCTCTAAAAAAGACGGTGCTATCTTGGTTGGTCTTGGGAAAGTGCAGGATATGACACCAAAAAAAGAGTCAGTTGCTATTAATTTAGATATTGATGTGGCTGTACTTAAAGAGCTGCAAAAAGAGATCACCGAAAAAGATGAATCCATTGCAACACTTACAGAAAAAGTTGAAGAGCTCACTACTGAGTTAGAAAAACTTTCGCCCGCGAAAAAAGATGAAGTGGACATATAATGAAAACAAAACTAATATCAGCACCATCTCCAGCAGTCAGTCTTGCAGAGGCGAAGTCGTACTTTCGCATCTTGCATGATGATGAAGATGCCGATATTAGTCGAGCGATTATGGCTGCACAGGAGAAAGCAGAACAGATAACCAATAGA